CTCTTAGTGGAATTAGTACAATTAATCCATCAGATATTTTAAAAGTTGATGATGAATATATGAATATTATTAATGTTGGTTTTGGAACTTTGAGTACTGGACCTATAACTAATACTGGAACAATTCCTCTAGTTGAGGTAGAGAGGGGGCATGTTGGATCAGCTGCAACAAATCATGCTTCTGCAACTGTTGCTAGAATACATAAAGGATCTTTTAACATTGTTGGGGATAGTATTTTCTTTACAAAAGCACCTAGAGGAAATTCTAGTATTACTAGAAATGATAATAATTTGGAATTTCAGACTTCTGATTTTACTGGAAGAGTATTCTTAAGACAAGATTACACCACAAACCAGATTTATGATGATATTTCTGATGAGTTTACTGGAATTGGTAGAACATTCACTTTAACAGTTGGAGGTGCAAATACTGCTGGAATTGGAACAACTGGAGGAAATGGAATTGTATTCATCAATGGAATTTTCCAAACTCCATCAACTCAAAATAATCCCGCAAGAAACTTCAATATTATTGAGCAAACTTCTCCAACAGGAATATCATCGATTGTCTTTAGTGGAATTAGAACAGATGTTTCAAATCCTAATAGTATTTTAGTTTCCGAATCTGATGTAAATCAAAATCAAATTCCTAGAGGCGGAATTGTTGTTTCTCTCGGATCTACGGGTGGACAAGGATATGCTCCTCTTTCTGGTGCTGCAGTTACTGCAGTTGTAAGTGGTGGAGTAATTCAAAACACTATTGGAACAGGTTCTACAGATGATGTAGGATCAGGATATAACTCAATAGTATCGATTGGTGTTACTGCTTATGAGGTAGGACATTCCGGAACACCAGCAGAAATCACTGCCACTGTTGGTGCTGGAGGAACACTTACATTTAATGTTATCAACGGTGGAACAGGATACAGTAATCCACAAATATTTGTTTCAGAACCATCTTATGAAAATTTAAATATTATTGGAGTCTCTAGAATTGGAACTGGATCAACAACAGAAACTGGAACAGGATTATTACTCAATGTTACTGTTGGAGCAAGTTCGACGGTAGGTGTTGGATCTACATATCATTCTGTAACTGACTTCTCTATCGCAAGAAGTGGATATTCATTTAGAAAAGGTGACGTATTTAAACCTGTTGGACTTGTTACTGCCGCAGGATTGACATCTCCATTGTCAGAATTTGAGTTAACAGTTCTGGATGTATATAACGATAATTTTGGAGCATGGCAATTTGGTGAACTTGATTATATTGATTCTATTCAAAATTTCCAAGATGGACTTAGAATAAGATTCCCATTATTCTATAATGGATCAATATTAAGTTTCGAAAAACCAGAGAATTCTTCTATAAGTCTTCAAAATGCATTATTGATATTCCTTAATGGAGTTCTTCAAGATCCTGGAGAATCTTATACATTTGATGGCGGAACATCATTTGCATTTAATGTTGCACCTAAACCAGAAGATAAAATTGATATTTTCTTCTATAGGGGAACAAGAGGGCAAGATGATCTACAAGTCGATAATGTCCCACCAACATTGGAAAAAGGTGACACTGTTCGAGTTTATAAAAATGATAGTATTTCCGGAACAAAAACACAGGATAATAGGGTAGTTTTTGACCTTTCATTCTCAGATAAATTTGAAACAAGTTTATATATTGATAAAGGAGTTGATGAAATAAATGACAAACCAATGTCTTGGACAAAACAAAAAACTGATAGAGTTATTAATGGAGAGTTTATTTCTAAAAAGAGACAATCTATTATTTCTCAAATTTATCCAACAGCAAAAATTATTAAAGATGTTAGCACATCAGATAATGTGATTTTTGTTGATGATGTGAGTAATTTTGATTACAATCTTGGAGCACAACCATACAATGATCTTAGTGGTATTATTGTTGATGGTAAAGTAGATCCATCTCCAGCTAATATAGTTGCTGACACTCCTGTTGGTGGAGGAACAATACCATCACTCACGATCTCAAATGGTGGTAGTGGATATGTTGGATCTACAGTCGATATTAAATTCCAATCACCACCCGAAATTGGTGTTGGTATCGGAACTACAGCTCAGGCAACAGCAACAATTACTAATGGAGTAGTTACGGGAACCACAATTACTAATCCAGGATTTGGATACACAATTGCACCAAAGGCAATATTATCTCTTCCAGATGTTAACTACGAAGATTTAAGTAAGATTCAAATTGTCAAAGGTTTCTCTGGAACTGTGACTGGTATTGAAACAACAACTGGTGTTGGTGGACATCCATTGGCACTTAAGTTTACACTCGAAACTGATTCTGTCTTTAATAGTGGATCTAACACTCTGAATGTTGGATTCCCAGTATTCATCAGTAATACTACAATAGGATCTGGAGTAACATCAGTAGATACTTCCAATACTGCCGTTATTGGCATTGGAACAACATTCTTGGATAACATTTACTATGTTGGACAAATATCTAAGAATGGAAATACTGGAATTATTACGTGCAATATTGATTCTGGAACTGACATTGCAGGTTTATCAATCACTGGAGATATAGTTGGCAAATTCTCTTGGGGATCATTCCAAACAATTACAAGGTCAGGTTCTCCAATTTCCATCGGAGTATCTGGAAAAACTGTTGATGTTGGATTGTCAACATTCCCAACAATTCAGAGAAGAGGTGAGGGACTTAGACAAACTGGTGCACTTCCA